TTATTTGCGTCATGTGTCAAATAGGAATAGAACTTCAACCATTCACCACTGAGTCGTTGAAGACTCTGTCCGTTTGCAGTGATTTCAACGGAATCAATCAAGTTGTATCCAATGTTTTCAATCCACTTGAATTCATATCCAATAGCAGTGGATCGTTGGTCATATCCGGTAGGAGGTTTGATATTCAATCCAAGAGAGGAAAGAGGTGACCAAATATCAGGAAGTGTCAATACAAGATAGGTATCATGAAGCATCTGTGCATACCGATCAATACGACAGGAAATGGTTCGAGTAGACGTTGGAGAAAACTCTAAATTTGAACTCCCAAAGGTCATTCGGATAGACTCCATTGCAAAGTTAGTATGACGACGATATACTGCTCTGAAATGGGTCATGGATGGACTTCCATTGACAAGTTCATTCTGTGCTCCTATAGCAACAAGTTGGAGAAGACCACCTGGCATTATTAGTATCTACTTAGAATGGTTTAGACCAGATATGTCGTGGAGGAAGAATTGGCAGGTACGCAACAACTTGAAGAATACGTTGTTCCAAGTGTAGCGGGTCCTACTGTATTGATACCGACTCCACCTACAAATCGTGTGTATTGTTGAGACTTATTTGCAAGGACTCCAATGTATTGACCATTGGTTCTTCGCTTCTGAGGAGGAGGCGAAGACAAAAGAGATTTGGCAATGATGCGTCGTTTCTGGTTCGTCAGATAATCCTGTGCAGAGTTGACTTGCATTTGTCATTTATAGGGGAAAAGAGTCTACTACATAATGAGGTTCGTTCTCGTAAGCACACATGTCGATCAGACCACTGGATACTCGAAGGTTGTCTTCAATCTTCTCAAGCAACTTTCAACGCTTGCTCCTAAAGTAAAAACCTATCATTTTGGATTTCAACGTCATCCATCCGCTAGCAATCTACGTAAAGTTCCATCTGGAGTCATCGCATACGATGCAGCAGCAAACGAAGATCCAAAGGAAGAAGGATTTGGATTCAACAAAATTCATGAGTATTTGGAGATGGTCAATCCAGATGTAGTGATGATTTACAATGATCCACTCATCATTCACAGATTCATTGAGGCAATGAAGTTCAAGAAAGGTGAGTCCTCCTACAAGTTGTGGTTGTATGTCGACCAAGTCTACGAAGGTATTGCCCCTCCTTTGATTGAGACCATGAACAAGAACGCAGACCGAATCTATTGCTTCACTAAATATTGGGCAGATGTGTATACAAAGTATGGTTCGTTTCCAGACATTCGTGTTCTAGAAAACGCGGTTGACAAGAGTCTATTTACAAAGATGGACACCTCTGCGAGATCTGTCATTCGAAAGTCTATGGGACTAGATTCAGACTCTGTAATGATTGTGAATGCAAATCGAAATACTCAACGTAAACGTCATGATCTTGCCATCATGGGATTTGTTGAACTCCTTCGTAGAAATCCAACGAAACCTTATTATATGATGATTGTTACAGGATTGAACCCTCAACAAGGTTCGTATTACGACGCAGGGCGAATTTATCAAACAGAATTGGAACGTCAAGGATTGAATAAAGAAGACTACATCAAACGTCTAATGTTAGTCGACACTTCAAAGACTGCGCTTCCAGACTCTGCAATTAATGAGATTTACAATGCAGCAGATCTTGGAATCAATTTATCAGATGGAGAGGGATTTGGACTATGTCAAATTGAACATTTGTATACGGGTGCTCCTCAGATTGTGACAGACATTGGAACCTATCGTTCATTCATGGATGAGAAAGTGTGTACGTTTATTCCACCTCTAGATCGCACCTATTTTTCAGGAACCATGCCTCTTGGACTTTGGGCTCCAACATTTGACTACAAACAAGTTGCGGTTGCAATGTCCTCTGCGATCGATTCACTACCAGAGATGAAGACATCCGCACGAAACTTTCCATTCAAAACATGGGATGAAGTTTGTGCTTCATGGTTAGAGGATGTTAAATCAGAAATCGAATCGAAGTAGGTGATACCAACTCACCCATTCGCAATAAACGCTGATTGTCATCCCATGCAGGTCCATCAAACAACTCTTTTGATTCAGGATCCAGTAATAACGAGATTCCTTTCACTAGAATCTTTTGAAGACGACGATGTTTCTTGGAGGTATTTCGAAGCACCGTTGCGTCCAATTCTTCATTCTTGATATTCGGACGGAATGCTAGATCTTCTCCAGTCGTAGATGAATCAAACCGCATACACGAAACAACTGGTTTTTCCTTCGCGTGAAGTTTACGATGTATCTCACAATCAATGGCCGACTCTTTTAACAACAATGCAATCCGCTGACCGATGCGTTCCTTTTCGAAAGCAGTTTCGTAAAGGTATTCATCTGTGGACATGAAGGTTTCTACAGGTTCCCCTTCATACCGTTTCATCACCATATCATTACGCCGAATGGGTGTGATGTTTGGACCATCTTGCGTCTTCTTTTGATCCTCTGAAAACACTGAGATGTAAAAATTCACCTTGACGGTTCGGTCTTCCAATGGCAAAGTAGCATGTGAGCAAATACGAATCGCACGTCCAATGACTTGGTCATGTCGTGAAGGAGTCCAATGTGGTTCCATGATGTGAACGTGTCTCACATTGTTCAACGTAATACCTTCTGCGCCTGAGGAAGAGGCCATCAACAATTGAAGAATCTTTTTGGGTCGTCTTGCTACACTCTCCTTCAATGAAGCTGGAAAGTTCTTAGAATACACTCCATTGAAAATCTGACGGGTTAAATCACGCTCTTCTTCGTTTTCCTCGCCAGTGTAAAACGTATACGCTGGACGGTCATCTAACATATCTGGATCTTCCACCCATTGATTGGCTTGTTTAATAATTTTATACGGTTGCCAACCGGATACATCCAATACAGCAGATAGAATGCCCAAACCTTCCAATGCACGATATTGAGAGTAGATAAACTGATTACTGCCTAAGGACGCTTTGATGTTTTTCAAGATGGCGAGCATTTTAGGACTGTAGGTTTCCAGTCCTTTTTCAGAAAGGTATTTCTCAGGATTTGTCTTGAGTTTCTTTATCACCACATCTCCTACTTCCTTCTCGGGTTTCTTGTTTTCAGATGGAGCATCTGCAGAGACTTCCTTCATAGCTAATTCAGGAGGAAGAGCATAGTCGCAGACTAGACGAGTTGGAACACGAAATGTACTTAAATCTTCATTCATCTTGGAACGACCTCTTCGTGAATCAATCTTTATTTCCATCCAACGCAGTTCAAGATACCGATTGAATTGAGAACTGGACATCTCCACTTTTTGCAATGTAGTTTCCATGTCAATCCTTCGTGGAAGTAGACGTTCATCGGCACCTTTGAAATACGAAACCAATCCTTGAATACGACGGCGAAACATCATTGGATTTTTGATATTCAAACCATCCAAGAACAAGTTTGCAAACTCTTCATAGTCTGTTGGAAGACATTGAAGTTGTTCTGTAGTCACACGATCTACAGCAATTTCACCTCCACCTACATCGGTCTCTACCTTTTGTTTAATGGACGCAACCCAATCGGAAGGTTGAGGAATAAAGGGTAAATCCTTCATATAGTGAACTGCAACACGGTCTCCTTCACCGTTATAGGTTGATCTAAACTGAGGTGGATTACGTGTGACCATCACAAACTTCTTCACTGCATTGAACTCAATCGTATCAACTTCAGGAATCGCACGGAATGCTTTAGTAATTCGTTCTTCATCCCATGTTGGAATGGTCTTGAATGGCAATGTGATTCGTTCAATGGGTCCACGAAGTAGATTCATCATATACGCAATTTCATTAGGTGAATTGATCACTGGAGTTCCAGATAACGCAACGACTTTACATCGTTTTGCGTTGTAAATCGCATTGTATAACTTATCGGTAATCTCAGACTCATTGATCACACGTGAAATCAAGTTATGTGCTTCATCAATAATCACAACTGAATCATCATACATTCCTTCAGCAGTATATTCTGCTATTGAGTTTCGAGTCAGACCTGTGTATCGAATAAACGTAAACCGTTGTTCAAGAATGTCCTTGATTTGTTCACGAATCAACTTTTTGTCTTGAGTAGACAGACTCTCAAAGTTGGGTTCATTACCCGATGTGGTTGTGTAAATACGACTGTGTTTGTCCATGAACTTGTCTGAAATTCCAAGTTTCTTGCCTTCAATTCGCACTTCATCGGATATAGGTTTTAATGTCCAAAAGTTCTCAACCGCATAGATTGGATCACCGCATTTCTGAAGTTCTTCGCGGTAGTTCTTCTCAAGTGAAGCAGGAATCAAAACAAAGACCTTTTGTGTGGTCAATAAAGACTCAGCAACTGCAATGGATGAACAGGTCTTACCGGATCCTAGTCCGTGATACACTAACACTCCACGATAGGGCGTTTCAATCTTCAAGTAGTCACGAATGATTTTTTGATACGGAAACAATTCACGTCCCGTTCCACTTCGTTGTAAGCAAAGATCAATGTTCTTGTCTTCTTCGTCTAATGGGTCTTTGTCCTTGGATCGGTAGTCCGATTTAATGAACATTCGTGTGATTGCGTCTGAAAAGGCTTTTCGGTTAGGAAGTACATACGTGGGTGTTGCCCTCATTATATTGAGGCATGTTGAAAAAAATAAGCGTTCAACATAATGAATCAACCTCCTATCCCTGCAAGACCTGACGACTATCTTTTGATGGATCCTTTACCTGAACCTCCTATGGATATGGGTGCTCTAGTTAACATTTCACGATTAGAAGTTGGAAAAACCTATGTTCTTTCTGGAATCTTAAATGGTTCCAGACGATACCAATATGTAACGGTCACAGGTAAAACTAGAGTTGTCATACACCGATATGCACTTGACCTAGACATTTTAAGTAGAAACAAAAGGTTGATCGCACGTCGCTCAGTTCGATT